CGTATTTAATTCAAAAATATCATCAGTTGCGGTATTTTTAAATCTTATTGACTTTGCCTCACAAACCGTACTTGGTGTTCCATTTATAGTTCTTGTTGCAACAGTAAAGGTTGCATAACGTCTTTGTAAACCAATAATAGAATATAAAGCATCTTGCCACTCACCCTCCGCCGTATAAGGATTTAATTGTGTCGCAAGATACATAATTACATCCTCTAAAGCTAAACAAGTAAGGCTACCCGCCGTTGCAATATTATCAACAACGCCCTCTTTACGAATAACAAAATCGTTTCCAAAAACCTCTCTTAATTTAGTTGTCCAAAAATCTAAATAATCTGTAAGGTCACTTTTAACTATACCCGTACTGTTAATTTCCATTTATTTTACCTTTACACTCCCATTAAAACCTTTGGGTTTATATCCTCGTTTATCGGTATTTCGGAATTACCGATTTTTACTGTTGCCGAAACATGAATTATATTGTCATTATCTTGATAAAAATTATATTTTAATACTGTATCAACCCCATCAACGGTATTTGTAGCACGTTTAATTTGAGCTGATAATATTTCAGGATATGCCCTCATACCCCCAAAATAATCAATACCCTCATCAACATTTAATACCCAATCACCCACTAAAATTAACAATCCAACTCTAATTTGTTGAATGATACGATTAATACCACTAACTAAAGCTAAATCGCCATCCTCTAAAACTAATTGATTATTTTCAATTTTAATATCATCTGCCATATTTTAATTATAACTTATTGCTTTGTAGGCTCACCCGTTTCATCTTTGCCACTTGTTACACCACCATGTTTATGCGTACTTAATAGTATTGAATTACCCGTAATTTCACCTGTTGCGGTTATTGTTCCATTAACAACTACATTTCCATTTATTGTAACAGTAGGTGCAGTAACCGTTGTCGAAACAGTTGAATTTATTACTAAACTACCGTCAGCATTAATGGATATTTTACAAGTGTTATTTTTTAATCCTATCTCTATCTCTTTATCCGTAGGATATACATAACTTTCACTATCAGGAATAAACCCTAAACTAAAAACTCTGTCATTTATATCATGTTGTCTTTCGTCTGAATTATAATCAAAATCAGACTGTAAATATCCCTCTGTACTTCTGTCAAAAAACTTTAAAACACCTCTATCGCCTTTTTTAATACCTAAAAATATATATGCTCTTTGTGTTTCGGGTCTTTGAATAGGTACATTATAAAGAATTTGGTCGGGTTCACTATCATTTATAAATATTTTCACATCAACATAATTGTTATCTACATTTATAACTTGACAAGGACAAGTACAATATATATCATCAGTTGTTTTTCTTAATACTTCTTCAAATAGTTCACTAACACTTTTCATACACAATAAATCTCCGTAAAGCAATCTGTACCAAAATTATTTCCAACATGATGAATTTTATAAATATATTTATTTCCGTCCGCACCTGATATACCAAAACCCTCTAAAAAACAGGTGCTTCCACATTGGAGATGAGGTAATAATTGTGTCTTAATTAAAAAACCCTTATCTGTTCTTGTAACTGTACTTTGTTTAACACCCTTAACACCCTTTTTTTTACTTGCTTTTTGTATGGTTTTTGTTCTTGCTTTAAATTCATCATCCTGTCTTTCAGGTGTTGATGAGTTATCGGGCGTTAATTTAATACCATAAACTTTTATGTCTTGCTTATTTTTATCATACATATTAAGTTGCATATCATTTGTATTCCAATTAAAACCACAACGCCTACCTAATAAATCTAATGTTGAACTAACATTACCTCTTATTGTAAAACCTTTTGGTAAAGTAACGGCTTGAATATTTTTTAAAATATTTGTGTCAATATTACCCTTTGCCAACCCTAGTGCGTCAATACAATCGTTTATTACCAATTCGGCACTAACACTTGATTGATAGGATTTAAAAAGTTGAGCAAAACCATAATTCATTAATGATATTTCAGTTTCAAGGTCATTTTGTCCGGCTCTGCCCGCATTTGCGTCTTGTGCCATAAAACCCTTATTTGCCGTTAAAACCGTTTGTTTTGACACTTGTGTTGCCCTAACAGGATAACCCGTATAAAAGGGTACATAATCTTGATTTTCACCTCTTGCACAAGATAATCTAAACGCATCAGCTTTTTCATAAATTTGGTTATAAGTATCTTTTGCTAAATTATAAATAACAATTTTACTTGTTTGAGGCGTATTTTCATAAGACTTTAAAATATCAAATGACATATCCAACCCTTTTGTCGGGTCGGCATAAACATCAGCTATTGTTATACCTTCTTTTTGGTCTTTTAAATCAATTTCAAGTTTCAATCTAAAATCCATTACGGGATTAATATGAGTCATTATGTTACCTCATTTTCATCATCATAAGCAATAGCAAATTCATCAGCTATATTATCTATTGTAGGTTCATAAGTTTCACCTGTTAAATGCACAAAATAAAGTACATAAGGTAAAATATGATGTCTGATTTTTAAATTATTAATAAGTGCCTTACCTGAAACAATAGGATTATCCTCATAATCAGATATACTTAAATACGCAATTTCATCATAATCATTCCAACGTACCGTAAAAATATAAGTGTTATCTTTAAGGTTAATAAAGTATTGATTATATGGATTTTGTTCATTAAAATTTTTAAAAGAAAAAGAATTAATCATAACCAATTATTCTCCCTAAATATAGAATATAAATAACTTTCTCCACCATGATTTTTTATTATGTCTTTAACCATGCCACTAATATCTTTTTTAATATCAGGATTTTCTATATTTGGCATTTTTACATCACCCATTTTTCCGCTTGTTAAAGATTTTAAACTACCCGTATTTGAACTAATACTTAATTCATTTTCATCTTTCATGGCAATAGGTACTTTTTGTATTGTTACCTCTGTTTTAGTATCTATATCATTTCTATAAATCTTTTTAAACGATAAAGAATAATCCATACCGCTTTTAGTGCAATCATGACTAGGATTAAAATTAGTTAAAATTAAACTATCAAATAATTCATCACCTAAAACAAGTTGTACCGTTTCTTTTCTATCTCTTAAATATTTCAATATCGCCCTAAATTCAGCTTTTGAATAACGCCTACCATCTTGTAAGGCACATTGAACATCAATAGTTTCAGGCATATTATGAATAAACTCGTTCAATGATTGTCCGCTTTGAACACGTCTATCGGGTGTTTCAGATTGATATGTTTCATTATGAGAAACGGTTAAATCAAATTCAATAACATTTTTACTTGTATGATTTTTTTTATTAGTTATAGTATCAGCTAAATCTGTTACGCCCTTTAATGTTCTTGAAAAACCATTAATAAAAGAACCAACATCAATATTTCCATTAGCCAAAGAATCTTTTAATTGTTTTAAACCACTATAACCAAATAAACTACCCGTTATACCCAAAGCGGGTGCATAACCCATAAACAAATAATCTAATGCCTCACTTGTTGAAACATTACCATCTTTTATTGCTTGTGCAACCGCAATACCACTAAATTTTGAACCAATAGTAGTCATAACACCACTAATTTTTTGACGATTGTCTGTCATATATTTAGATAATGTTTTAAAAGTTTGTGTAGGGTTTTTAATTGCACTTTTTATTTTATTTGGTGCATTTTGAAAAGCACTTTTTATTTTATTTTTTAAATTTTGTTTAATCTTAACATCTTGAACAACTTTTTCTCTTGTAACATCAAATGGCAATAGCAAAGCACCATAAGACGTAATACCCTCTTGTCCTCTAATCTCATTAGAGGTTTGTATTTGAGTTGTTAAATTGAAAGGTTGTGGTTGATTTGTTGACATTATACTGTAACTCCATTTTGTTCACCCATAAATAAAGAGATTAATGTATCTTTTACTTGATTTGCTACTTCTTGTGGACTATTACCATTTGAATTTATATAAATATCACCTATTGTTACATTTGATTGACTTTCAGTAGTTTTTTCAAATTGTCCATTACCCAACATTGATAATTGATTATCATGTTTTAATAAACCAGCTTTAGGTGATTTAGGTGCAACAAACATTGGTTGTTTAGAATTAAAATTATCTAAATTTTGTTGTCTTTCTAGTTCTCTTTGTGAAACATTTTTAGGTCTAATAAATGGATTACCTGTTGTAGAACCACCAAATTCTGTATTTTCACCTTGCCATTCTCTACGAGCCAAACTTTTCTTTTCGGGATGAAAAATAGCTGTATATAAATCCTCTAAAATTAATAAAGCCGAAATAACCAATAATATTTTTGCATAAAGCACTAACATTGGCGATACCATAGCCCAAAAAGAAGTTGCTAATATCTTTATTCCATTTATTATACCCGTTGATGTTATAAAAGCCAATCCCGTTCCAATAATTTTTAAAGATGTAATTATTTTAGGTAAAATAGCCATTATACCCGCCGAACCTATTAAAACAAGTATTGTATGCAAATGTTTAATTGTAAAACTAAGGGTTTTTGCAACTATTTCAAAAATTTTTCCAATAACTTTAGCTAATTGCATAAATTCAGGACTAATTAATAATTTTGCAATAGTATCTAATGCACTAGCAAAAGATTTTCCCGCCTCGCCCTCAAAAACTTGCGTTTGAAATAATTTCCATGCAACACTCACTCTTTGCATACCAAAATTCATTGTTTGTGCTATACCCTCAAATCCACCTGAATATTCTTTTTTAAGTTGTTCAATAAATTTCGGTACAAATTCAACACTTAATATTCCGCCACCCTTTTTATCTTGTAAGGCTTCATTAAATTCTTTTGTGGACATTTTCATAGCCCTTGCACCAATTTCAAAAGCACCCGGCAAAGCGTTACCTAATTGCCTACGCAATTCTTCCATTGATACACGACCTTTAGACAACATCTGTTCTAAAGCTAATAAAGCACCCTCTGTTTGTTGAGTTGTAGCACCTATGGCTCTTGTTGATAAAAGCATATCGGAATACATTTGTTGTATCCCACCTTTATCAAAACCCGCCATTTTAGCTGATGAATAGAAATTACGATAACCTTTTGCAACTGTTTCCAAATCAATAGCTTTTTCAAAAGCTTCTTTTTTGATATATTCCCAATCTTGTCCTGACTTTGTTAATCCCTCAATAGATTTTCGTAAAAGCTGAATACGAGAAGCAGTATCAACCATACCTTTAATCGCACGAAAAGAAAACCAACCGACTATTAAACGACCCGCATTTCTTAAAAGCCAATTCTGTTTATGTAAACTTTTATTGTATTTTTCTTGTCTATGTTGTCTTGCCTCATCCCATTTTTGTTGTTGTTCAGCCAATTTAGCACGATAATTACTTTGTTGATAATCTAGCTTATTTCTTAAACTCTCAATTTGATATGCCTCTTTGCTTCTCTCTATTGCTCTTGCATGAAAATCAAAACCCATTCTTTGAGCTTTATTAGCGTCCGCAATATTTTTATGCAATTCACCCGAATACCAAATAGCATCTTGTAAACCCTGATTAAGTTTATCAAGACCCGTCATATCACATTTTGTATATATATTTTGTACTAAATCTTCAACATAAGTGGACATTAGCTTTTTTCTACCTTATATTTAATTGCATTAACTAATCTTCCTGTTTCAACCAATGGATAATCAAAACCTTTTAATTCAATAGTTTTAGGTGCATTAGATATTAACATTGTATTGCTTAAAATAATATCTCTCATTTCTTTTTGAGCAATTTCGCCAACATCTTTTAATACATTTTTTGCCGACATTATAGGTGTTTTTAAACCCTGTCTAATTTGTTCATTATATCTATTTCGATACTCATTCATAACTCGATAAGTTTTTTCAGGATATAAATATAACCTTACAAAAGGTCTAGGTGGAAAATTACCTAAACCAAATTCATTTATATACCCTATATAAACATTACTTTTACCCCTTGGGCGTTTATCTTGTGTTTGATGAATACCAACAGTTACCTTATTTTCAATTAAACCTTGTAAAAATTTAGGCACATCTTTTAATCTTACATCTCGTTTTTTAAATTCAATTTTAGAATAATAAGCCATACCTTAATTATACCTTATGATTTAACTTATCATACTCTAATTTTTCTTGATATTTTTGTTCTAAAAGTGCCTCATAAGTCATTAACAGTACATCATTATCCATTTTATTTATACTGTCATAATCCTCTTTCATGTTGCATTGATTAAAAAATATTACAAAATTAACTATTTTTTGCTTTGCTTGTTTGAAGTCTTTTTGCCTTGTTTCGCATTGTTTGCGTAAGAATTGATAGATTGTTCCGCTTGGCTCATGTAATTCTCTACCGTTTTTTCTAAATAAGCACCTATACTTTGCATTAGTCCGTTCAAGTTCGGTATTAAATCTTTGAACTCCCCCAAATTTTTATAAGCAAATTGTAAAACAACCGTATATTTTCTAACAAAATCACCGGCAAAATGCTCATTAACTTCATCTTCCGTTGCTAAATATTTCTCACCAACCGCAATAGGATTTTCAAAATTATAAAGAATTTCATCAACAAGCCATTTCCAATCTTCCGCACTAAAAATATCTTTAAAGCATTGATAAAGTGTATAGTGATTTTCGTTTTCAACATATTGCCTATTAATCAAGGCGTTAATAGTTGTACCAAACCCAACCAATTTAGGGATAAGTCTTAATCCTAAATAATCTTGTGCATCCCCTACTAAAGCATTACGCTTATAAGTATCTTTTCCGTACTTTACTGTAAATTCTTTTGTCATAATAAATACCTCCTAATTTTAATATTAACATACAAAAAGACGGACAAAATGTCCGCCTATTCGCTTCGGTTTGAGGTTATCTACTATGACGAATATTCTTCGCAAGTAATTGTAAATTCTCTATCGGAATTACCATTACGAGAGCCTGTTGTTTGTATATATGCACTATTTGATACATAATATTCATTTGTATTTTTATTAGCATACTGAATATTATGCGGATTTCTTGATTTTGTCCACACATCCCATTGTGCTAATTGAGGACTTGTTGGCAATATTGTTGTTCTAATTTGTAATTTATTAGTATAAAGTGCGTCTGTTACCGCATCACCTTTACGACCTTTACGAGTTTCAGTCCAATCACCATCAAACGATACCTCACAAATTGTATCTCCAAAATGAGTTACATTTACCCCGTCTATAATCAGGGTTTCTAACATAGCGTCATATTTTGACATTTCCTATATTCTCCTTATTAATTAAAATCCAAGTGTTGTTTTTTCAGCCTCGCTAGGGTCAATAAACAAATCAATTTCAACCTTGCGACCTGTTAAACTATCTCTATAATAACCAACTATCCTATATGTTTGAGAATTATATAAAGTTTCATCAACTTCTCTTAATTCGCTAGGATAAATCGTTTTTAATTCATAACCAAGATTTTCAATGGTTTCATCACCTGATGTAATAATACTGTCTTGTTTAACTAATCCATTTGTTTGACAACCTTTTAAAATCGCCTTTAACATTGAAAGCAATATATCAGCCGATACATCCTCATATCCTAATTTTTTCTTTAAAAAGTCAATACAACGTGCTTTCATCATTAAATCAATATAATATCTTATATATCTTCTTTTAGCGTCCTCGCCGGTAATCATTTTCGCACCCATAACAATCGGTGAAGCATATTGACTAACAGAACCACCATTTACGGCATTAACACTTGAATAATAAGTTACGTTTTGGTTATCAAGATTTTGATTTACAGTTGCCTCAACATTATTGATTGTTACATGATTTTCAGGCGTTATGTCCGTAACGGTTGAATATAAAGCACCAACTGAACCAAGGTTAGGATTAGCCATAATGCCCGCCAAGCCCGCAGCCAAACTTTCATTTGCAACAGTATGATATGTTAATAAAGTATTAGCATTATTTAATTCTTTTAATTGTACCGCAATATTACCCTCAACGGCATCCGCAACATCATAATTTGTAGTTTGTGCAACAAACAATCTATTATTTAATAATGCACTTTTAGCGGAATCCAAAATATCATCATCATTGTTTGAATTAATCAATAATTGCGTCCAATTAGCATTAACAGATATAAATTGTGTTACTAATTTTTCAAATGTTTCGCCATTCGCCAATTCGGCAAAATAAACAATTACTACATTTGCCCTACCTCTATTTGGATTCATATTGCCCTTTTGAACTAATACTTTAGAAATATCCATATATTCTTGACTATCGGCTTTTAATGTTGCATTTAAAGTGTCCATAGTGTCAATGGCAATAGTTTTATCAGGTGGTAAAACTATACCGTCTTTTAAAGCATTTGTTCCTACTGTTAAGTAACCAATATTTCTAAAAAGTATTGACAAGTTAGTTGCCTGTGTGTAAGTAAAACCAACTTCTACCAATTTGTCTAATGCTATCATTTTTAACTCCTTGTTTTATTTAATATTTAATCGTTTTCTATAATTATTTTATCATTATCAATAATTGTAACTTTAAACGGATATTCCATATTACTGTCTTTATTTTCTACATTTACCTCTACTGATTGTCCATAATCTTTTAATCTTGTAAATGGTTCATTATATCCTATTGTTAAATCAAATTCATATCTATATAAATATCCGCCATCAACTGTTTCGTGCAAAGGTCTAATCGGGCTAATCCCCTGAATACTAAATTTTTTATTTATAGGATAAGCCTCAAAAGCCTCTTCCAATAAATTTATTTGTTCATAGGTATATTCCATAGCAACATTCATATCAACATCATCATAAGAATTTTCAACCCAAGCATTATAAATTGAAATCGTTACAGTAGCGGTTTTATAAAGAGTTGTAATAATTTGCCTTTGTATGTCATAAACCAAATCGCCCTGATGTGTTGATGTTCTTTTGTCTTTGTTTTCCGCAATAATATTTAAAGTACAATAAGGATATTTTGGAACAACTTTACGTTCGCCAACCCAATAAACCTTTTGCTTAAAAACATCATCAAGGTTATCACGAACAAAATCATATATATAAGGTTTAATTTCAATAATATTAGTCATAATTATACCTTTATTATAAAATATTTATAGATTAGGGTATTTTTTAAAATACATGGTCTGTCATAGGCGGGGCAATTTCCTCGCCATTTTTAATTAATTTAGAATAAATCTTTTTGATTATCTTTTAATACAACATAAAGTTTAGTATAACTAATTGGAACAATATTAAGTTCGCTACCAAAAAAGGCGTCAATTTTGACCTCATAATATAAATCTTTTTCACGCCTATAAATCGTATCACCCGCTTTTGCGTTTGGTATATATCCATATACCATATAAACTTCTCTTGTCTTATTGCCTTCCATTAATTGTTGTAAAATAGCACCATCATTTTTGTTTGTTGTTTCAGGCGGTAAAAACAAAACTTTATAAGCACCAATATTTTCTTCAATAACTTTTTCTGAACCCGTATCTTCGTTAATAACGGTACTAGAACGAGTTATATCAATCATTTCAGATGGCGTCAAACCAAAGTCTAAAAGTGCCTCAATAATTTGCATTATAGCCAAATCTCCATTGACTGACTTGTTAGCCAATCTTTTAATGCTTGCTCAATAATATCATCAAGTCCACTCAAATCAATTTTAGCGTCATCTTTAAAATTAACTTGCAAGTCACCCATTTTATATTCTTTAAGATTACTCAATAAGTCACCCGCACTACCCCCGCCACCACCGGCACTATAACCGTTTGCATAATAATAATCGGCAACTTGACAACATAAATCAATTAAAAGTTGTTCATCACTTACTTTACCGCTATTAGAAATACGAGGAAATTGTAAAGGTTGTTCAATATCAACTTTGCTACCAATATACTTATAACTATCAATTTTTCTTGTGGACATAACAAGTAATTGGGCTTTTGCAACATCATCTATGCTCGACCATGTACTACCGTAAACGGCATTATTATAGACATTTGCGTCCTCTAAATCCGCATAACTATAATAGTCAATATCATTAATCGTTAAAACTTTAGCCATAATTATATTCTAACATAGCTGGCAATTTAAAAGAGGCGGTGATTATATAAATCATAATAAAGAAGCTAAAATTTTAGGTTTTTGGTTATATACTTGTTCATCAGCCGTTAATTTTGCATATTTGCGTGAGTATAAAAATGTTACCTTGTAGGCATTGATTTAAAAGAGAATAATCAACCTTTTAACCATTGGTATGGAATTAAAAATATAAAAGAAGTACCCGTTCATTGTGCAAAAATGGCAAAAGAATATATCTATTTATATAAAAAATATATGAATATATATCAATGCAATCCCGAAGTTGCACCTATTTGGCAAGTTCCTTATTGTCCAATCGACCGATTGTATAGTCATCAATAACATATAGGTTTTCTTGGCTAGGTTGAGGTTCAATACATCCCACCCCTTTA